AATATTACATCTTTTACAGGAAGTCCCGCTTCTTTTACAAACTTCCACACAGGCATTTGATAATCGGGAAGGTATTTTACAGGCTCACTAGAATTTGGCATATCAACAAACCATCGCCGCTCGCTATCTTGCTTTTCTTTCTTGCGCGATGTAACAATGTAGACCACGGCGCCCTGCTTATGATAGTCGCGTAATTTATCAATCATTTCTTGATGAGGGCCATCATAAACATAATCATCTTTTTCATCATCCCAACGCGACAATATTAAAGTGCTGTCAAAATCAAAAGTCACAATTGCAGGCTTTTGTTCCACTTCGCTTTGCTCGTCGTTTTGTTCTTCAGTAGGTTCAGACAAAGGGCCATTTCCACTAAATGCAGATTCGTTAACAAACCTTCGCCAGTTTTCAAATAGAATTTTCATTATAACCTCTTAGCTGTTGAAAGTCCAATATGTAGCGGAGACACCAGCCACCCGCACAATCCATTTTGTGCCAGTGCAAACACATTCACAATGTGCGCCGATTTTCAAGCTCACCGTCGTGTTTTCAATAAAATTGGTAACAATACTTCCTTGAGTAATGATCTTGTCGGCGGTCTCACAGGTAACTCTCATATTTTGATCTGCAGCCTGAACTATATCTACCCAAACTCCTTTTAAACTTTCTGTGGGCGTGGGTAGTGTGAATACGACGGCACCTCCTGCACCTTCTGTCGTTAATATCTTGCCGCTATCGGCAGCACTTATTGTGTAGTCTGAAGTTTTTGCTTCAACTGTGCGACGATACCCTTCCAATTGAGATCCCCCAAAAGCAATCTCTCTTCTTAGCTCTTCAACTAATTTTTCTAATCTCTGTAATCCAAGTGCCATTTTTTTAAGTTCCTTGTGAAAATATATAACTGCAATGCCCAGCAGTATTGCATGTATAAATAGTAACACCAACATTGTTATTTCTCAATATGCTCTTTAAATCTATCTTTAATTAGTTTGTCAATTGGAACTGGCTCCCCATCGCCATCAATTCTTACAAAAGTCATGTCAGTGGTACAAACTATTTTTTGTGACCCGTTATAGGGGCTGTGCCGGCGAGCTTCTAATCTTATAGTAACTGAAGTATTACCGACAGCTACCATGTTACCATAAATTTTAATTATCTGACCAGGCCGAACTGGTTTTTGAAATGTAACTTCAGAAATTTTAACGGTCACCATGCGCGGCGTCCCGCATGCCTCTGAAGAATAAGCTGCGCCTGCCTCATCAAGCCATGCCAGCATTACTCCTCCAAATAAATTTCCATGCACGCCGACATCTTTCGTCATGCATACATGAGTTGATATTAAATCCATATTAACACCCGACTACTAAAGCGTATACTATGGTAGCACCTAACATACCAATCATACTACAAAAAACAATCACGTCAACCTTGTCGCTTTTCATGCTATTAAATAGTTCTCAATAAAGTCTTATTGCCATGATCTTTTAGATAAGCATCGCAGGACAAATTGTCCCTATAATAGTTCTTTATATTTTTTTTCCACTTCTTAAGTAGGTAATAATGCTTGGGCTTTTCATAACATCTACCACCCTTTTTAGGATATCTAATGGCTGTCACCCACGCTGCTATCCACCTTCTTCGAAGGTTTCGAAATTTGCAATTCTTTTTTATAGATGTATCCAGTTGTCTAACAATTCTTTTCATCCAAAAATCTGCAGACTGGTAAGGGTCAGTGCGGTCAATATATTTTGAGGCCCATGGCCAGAATTGTAAAATCCCAATGGCTTTCGGCTTCCCGCGCTTGCTGAACTTTCTATCCCCTTTGGCATTTGGATTGTACTTTGATTCTTGACAGGCCGCGGCAAGCAACATTCCACGCAACTCTTCTGGGGGGTTATATTTGTCTTCTATTTTTGCCAACTCCCAAACTAACTTTTGATCAACCTGGGATGCTTTAATCCCTGGGCAGTTGTGAATTGCTTGGTGTACTATGTTTGCATATTTATCTTCTAACTCTATAGGCACAGAGACACCTCCAAAAAGTGTTCCCATTAAAAAAACTGTAGTTAACATATTAAGCCTCCCCCTTTGTTGTAGATACCATCAATTGCGCGGTCAAGGCATCTCGCGTTATTTCTTCGAGCATCTCAGAATAATTTTTAATATCCGACTCTCTCATTTCATCTAGCATATTCCATAATAGTTTATTTTCATCTTCTAGCGCAACAATTTTATTTTTTAAATCCTGAGTTAATTCTTTAAATTCTTTAATCGTCTTCGGTTTTTTTGTTTTTGTCATTATTTTCTCCTGATGTTCTTCAGTTAGTCCAAAGTTTAAAAATTGTATATAAAATAAATAGTGGAAGTGCCAAGCCTATTGTAACATACCGAAATAAAACTTTAAGTAATTCCGGTATGTTTCGTGTCATATCACTCAGACACCTTCTTTGTTTGCCCCGTCCTTTTGTACGGGGGCCCATCCCATGAGCCCTCAACGTCTATAAAGTCATCAATAGGCCTCTGATAGGTCTCTCCGTCATCTTCCGGCAAAAGGTAACCATTGGGTAGTGTTTTGGTTGACTCGGCGTTCTCGGGGTCTTTCCTGGCCCCTACTGGCTTAGGCGATAAGTCTGTCTCAAGCCTAAATCCACTCTCCTCGTCGCTAGCGTCGATTCTTTCAAGGGTTATTCCCTCTCCGTCCCTCCAAAGCCCCATTGTATCTTCTATGAATGCAACATCTTGGCCGTTTTCGGGGATTATTTTGATTGTATATCTATCAAGAACTATTTTCATCTTTAGCTTCCTCGTTTACATCAACCACTTTTCTTATCCATGCATGATAAAAGGCATCTTCCTGCACGGATTTTAGCATGTGCTGTAAATTCTCATTGAAGCTAATATCTGACGCTCTCAATTCATTACACATTTCCCAGACAATCTCGTTTTCTTCTAAAAGTCTTTCGTTTTCTTTTTTGAGGTCAGCTATAATTTTTTCATATTTCTCGATTGTTGGCACCTACTAGTTCTCCTATAGTTGGAATTTCACCTTTATCTCTCACATATGATTTTCCAATATCAATAATAACTAGGTTGCCATCATCGTTCATAACATTAGTTGTTTTTAAATCTTTAAAATGTACGCCGTGTTCTTCTAAGAAAGTCAAGCCTTTGGAGACTTCGTTAACGTAATTAAAACGCGGATCCTGTAGGGCGTTTAAAATCCCCTCAGAGGAATTAATGTTCGCTGCTCCATAAAAACCAATTGCAACTCCCCACCCTCTTTTTAGCGCCTCTAATTCTTCTTTGTTGAGGTTCGTCTGTTCTAACAAAGATCCTAATTTTTCTTCATGACTTTTAAATTTGGCGATTTGATCTTGTTCCACAATTTCAGGATTTGCGCTAACCCATTCGCTAAAAATATTTTTTATTTCATCAAAGTTGCTTGGCCAATTATAAAAAATACCACGAGGGTTGGCATATATAGACTTAATTATATTTTGCTGCTCCATGTTGGGCAAATCAGGGCCGCCAATTTCATGGCCCACGAGGTCGTACACAATTAAGTATGCGTTTTTAGATAGCTTTTCTGCCCTTTCCATATCACGAGGATCACGCTTAGCCACTTTTCTAACTTTATAAACGTTTGGGTGAAACTCACCTTCAATTGCTTTTGCCGCCATGGCTTCCGCATGATCTTTTGTAACCTTAAGAACGAGATCTCCAAACTGATAAGCACTACCCATCGTACCAGACCCCAAGAATAAGGGATCCCCCTCTAACTCGCCCCATGCTTTAATTTTCTCTAATTCTTCTTCGGAGAGAGGGAATTCTTTTAACTGCTCTTCAGCTATTTCTGTAAGCTCATTTAATACCACTCTTTTATGTGCAGTTGTTTCATTCATATATTTTCGCCAATTTTCAAATAGGAGTTTCATTCGCTTTCGTCCCTTATTACAACATGATTGTTTGTGTCGGTAGCGATAATTTTTCTAATATAATCATTCACATCCACAATATCCTTAACAAGCATATCGCCAGGGAGACTCTCTAAATATCGCTCATATTCTTCATCCATTTCATTCATTATATCATTATCGATGGTTGATATTAAGTGGGGATCAACATCCAATTTATCTAAAATAGGAAATTCTTTTGCCCCTTCCGCCCCTTCTGGTTTTCTTCCAAACTTTTTAAAAGCATCAGCCAGAACAAACCCAGCAGTCACAACGCTGCCAGCGTATGGTATGGCCTTCGCGAACTCCCAACCTAATTCTTTCGCAAGCCACTTTTTCGCGTCTGATTCCTCATCTTCTCGACTTGACCTGATTATTTGCGTGAGATGGTCTACCGTAACCCAGTCATCCCAATTAGAGAGGTCGCCAGATTCAATTTCTTCTTTAAGGATATATCCTCGCCAATTTTCAAATAATAGTTTCATTTACCACTTTACCTTGTCTGCCCAATATGCAGCTGACATCTTGCCTTTCTTAATGTTTTTGCCATGTCGAGCCTTAAAGGATTTTCTTTTTGCTTTCATTTTTTTGCTTTCGCCTTTCTTAGGCGCGCCTGCCGTTGAAGCACCTTGTTCACCAAAACGAATTATTTTTTCTTTTCCACCTTCGCATGCTTTTACAACATGTGATTTGGTTGGGTGGTTGGGCGTTCTTCTGGGTTTATTGCATGGCATTTTTTCTTTATCTATATTTTCTTCAAGCCCTTGTTCTTCTTTTTGTATCGGAACACAATTTGGAACTTCTTTGCCGTCTTTCATTTTCATTCCGACCATTTCATAACCTTTCCAGCATGGATCGCCTTCTTCCTTTTCTTCTTTTATTACGACGTCGCCACCTGAAAGAATATAATCCCCATTTGGGTGCTCACCTACATCATCCATTTCTTCTATTTTTGCTCGAATATTTCCGGCATTTTTTCCTGTGTGTTTTTCCAACGCCTCCATCCCAGCTGCGCCACCTTCATCAATAAGAGCTTGTCTTATTTTTGCATCCAAAGTGTCGTCTTCTTCGATCTCCTCGTTTAGGAATCCTCGCCAACTTTCAAATAATATTTTCATTTTTCCTTCCCAAAAGAAGCTTTACGTTGCCAGTCGTCTGAGATCTTATCTTCACTAATCGGCCCTCCCGCCGCCCACGTAAAGCATGTGCGCGCAGAGTGGCATTTAAAGTGATGCATCCAACAATAGCCAAGCTTGCCGTCTTCGTCTTCAATAGGTTCAGAAACTGGCCCGGGCAAACAGTCTAACATGCGAGGGGAAATATCAAAAGCAACACAATTGCCACATCGCGACTTTTTCGCAACATCGGGTGTTGTATTCCAATGCTCTGCTGCTTTATCCCAATATTTTTCATCTGACAAATTCATTGGGCCATACTGTATATGGTCCGCTTTTATCGCAGAGTTTCTATTTTTTGTATTCAACTTCAGGTCTTGAGTTGCTGGAGGGCAAACCAAATCTTTAATTGCTTTGGCTGCTTTTTTAATTTTAACGATCAACTTCATGTTATTAATTAGTTTTCTTTTTTAGAAAGGAGTATTAAAGTAAAGTCTAGGCACCAAAATATATGACCATTTGACCAGCACACTAAAATATCCCTTATTGCTTCGCGCGGCTCAAAGCTTACTGACTCCTTAATGTCAATTACAATTCCTACTACATTTTCATAAGAATCAAACTGCACCATGTCTCCAATTTGAAATTCCGGAACCTTCATATAATAAGTACAAAAAAGGGGAGCGTAAAGCTCCCCTTCTCTTCATTTGTTATCAAAAAACTTATTGAGAACCCGGCGCTGCAGGCTCCAATACATGTTCGCACTTTGTGCACTGAAAACATTGGACTGGAAATTTAAGCTCCTGTCCGGTCGGAGATAAAAGAGCAGAAAGCTTTTTCATCATTGCCACCGGTGCAAAATATAAGTGGCCACACTTTTCACACCCCATGTCTTCAGCTTGGCTGATATCGATATTAACTTGTTGTTGTTGCATAGTTTTTCCTTATTTTAGCAATAAAAATGATTTTATTGTGTTTATAAACATTTTAAATCGTGAGGGTTTTTTCTTTTTATTCACGAAATATTTTTTGTGAAACGCTTTCCAAGCGACTTTCAATCTCTTTAACAAGCTTGCTGTAGTTGTTCTTTAAAATAAAAACTTCATCAGTTAGTTGTGAATTTGCAGCCGCAAGAGCTGAAATTCTTTTACCACACTCTTTGATTTCCACTTCTAGTTGTTTATTCGTTGCCATTACATACCTCCTTATATAACGTTATTAGTAAGGCTTCATACATACTACCACACCATTTGTGGATTTTTAACATAAAACTAAACTAAGATTTCTATGGACGATTTCTTTTCATCGCTTGTTCCACAATAGCATCAGATTTAACATTTTGAATTTCTGTTCTCAATGATTTTATTATACTTTTAAGTATAGTAATTTCGCTTCTTAGTTTTTGGTTTTCCTCCATGACTTGTTTGATAAGTTCGTCGGCCATGCTTTAAATAGGGTTATGATTAATCATCGTGCCGAAACAGCCTTCGACTTTTTGCTTCGCTCCTATTTCTTCTTTCAATTTTTCTTGTGAGATTATCTATCTTTTTACCTAAAAAATAACAAGCTGCATAAGTTGTTAAGGCAGTTGTTATAAAAATAATTGTTAATGATGTTATAAAGCTCATAATTTCTTCCTAGCTTCCGGTCAGACTTGAACTGACGACCTGCTGATTACAAATCAGCTGCTCTACCAACTGAGCTACGGAAGCACGTCTTGCTGGATAGTTTATTGCATATCCCTTCAGCAGTGGCCCCCCAGCCATTGTATATAGCTTTTTTAACTACAGAGCGTTGACAATTTTCATACCCCCACCCTACGATCGCCACAAAGCCGATAATAAATAAAACCATTCCGGTCTTTTGTAGCTTATCTTTGGTTTCCCATTTCATGAAACTATCCACAAACCTAAAAAGCCTAGATGATTTCCCACCAGACTTACATTAAAAGCCATTTTATTTCGCACTGAAGAGTTTATCTATTCGCTCAGGCCGCCCATTGCCGCACTGACATCACCGCCCTTAAGGGTGCCATCCGGGTTCACACTCGGCTTCCCCTCTCCTGGTGCCATGGCAGACTTACGGCTACGACGTCCCGCCTTTCGCTTTGCATTAGCAACCATTCTTCGGAGGCGTCTCCATTGTGCTTTTGCAAATTCTGGATTTTTTCCAAAGGCGCCGCTTTTCCAAGCCGCGTTAACGTGCTTTCTTGCACCTCCAAATTCGCCTTGTTTAATATATTCGTCGACGTCTGCTTGAATCTTGTATAGGTTTTGCATCAGTTCTCTATTTTCCGGCTTATCCAGCGAATCGGCGCCGGCATCTGAAAACGACTTGTGAACAGCTGCCATTTCATCATCAGTTTCCTTTCCATAGCCGGATGCCGCTGCATCGCCAAGGGCCTCGCCGGCTTTTTTGGCGGCGCCAGAGATAAAGTTTTCGTCCAAGAGGCTTTCAATCTCTTCTTTAATAAGTCTTTTAAGTGTTGATTTTGTCAGTTTCATTGTTTTTTTCCTTGTTGGTTTCGCCGCAGACAATTGGACGATGTTATAAATAGTTAGAATATTTTCTTAAATAAATTTTAAATTTTTTCTTTGCGAACATGCTTACGAATGTGTTCTCGAATAAGTTTTCGAAGAATACTTTCATTCAAATATCCACCAAGAGTTTTGTTATCGCCGCCTTCCTGTGTTCGATCCTTTAAATAATCAAATTCTGGAATATTCAGGACGTTAACGATATAATTAGCTTGAACCCCTTTTGTTTCTTCTAGAATACCTTGAAATTCTACTAGCAGGTCTTGCCGCTCTTGGCTACCTTCTTCTGCGTTATTAATGGCAGCACCATAGAGGTCAACAATTTGCTTGTGAAATTCACGCAAATAGTGTCTTACATCAGTGCCTGACATTAACTTGCTTGTGCTTGGTGTATTTAAGCTGGGGGAGTCATGGCGAGTAATACCCAACCAAGGGGCGTGCTTTTCAAGCCCATCTCTATATTTTTCTTTTGAACCCTCTTCGTAACCGTTTCCATCGCGACTCCATGGAGATACGACTTCGCTGTAAAATTCCAAAAGCTTTGGACGATCTCTATCAAAAAGATCTTTAGCTAGCTCGTAGGGATACGGATTTCTTTCCTCTCCAGTTCTTTCGTCCTCATATGTTTTTTCGGAACGCTCCTCTTCTGATTGCCAGCCGTGAGCTTCTCCGGTGCTTGGTCCAAGTCCTGGCATTTCTTCTTCAACTAAATATTTTCGCCAGCTCTCAAATAACAATTTCATTGTTTACTCTCCACAGCAGCCGCTAGCGCAGCAGTCGCATGTGCAAGTTTCACAGCAGCAGCTGCAGTGATCTTTAAATAGGTTGACTAGTTTGTGCATAATTTTCTTCATCGTACTTTTTCCTTGACATCGATTGTCGTTGGTTATAAATAGTTGCAAAAGAGGATAAAAGCTTCATTTTTGTTGGTGCGCGGCGTCGACGGTCGCGAGGCCATATTGAAATTGAAAATTTCACGAAAATTTTTTTTCCAACTATACCGCAGAATAGCGTTTAATCATTGCTCGGAGAACGCAAAAATGCTCAGTAGGCATGTTAATAAAAAAAGAGGAGACGCATAATTCCTCATTTTCAGATCGATTATAGCGACTCCCCTCATCAATACTAGTTGTCATAGTCCCGTCCCCGCCCTGTTGTGGTTCTCTATAATTATATTCGTCCAAAGCGGACGTCTTTGTAATTGGCTTGATAAGCTTTTTACGAAAGGGCAAAAAAGGAACCACGTATTCTACGGGACTATTGAACACTTTATAAGCACTCTTTGAGTATGGCAACTCCAGCGGCTAGTGCCACCAATAGTTTCCAGTGACGGACAACAAGAGCTTTCGCTCCAACTAATAGTTTCTTCATTATAAAAGATCTCCCGCATGCATGCATGCAATGTGCAGTAACTAGTCGCCTATAGCTATAAAGCAATAAATAATAAGCAAAAACAGCCGGCTACTAGCTATTTTGGTATACTTTTGCCATGGCCATCTTAAGGTAGGTCTCGGCCTCCTCTAAAACAGACTTATCGTTTGTGTCGCCCAAGTACCAAACCATGCCTATGCCAAGATCTTTGCAAAGCTCAACTTCCGGAGTATTGCTAGCGTCCCTGCCTCCGCCATTTCCAAAAAAGTCAGGCTTGAGGTTACGAAGTGTGTTACATACAGTACCATCAGCATCATCCGCTGGAATAACATCAACCACACCAGGAATATTTTTAAGCAACGCTTCACGATTTTCGTATTTCGAAAATAGCTGGCCACTCCAATGGCGCTCGGCACACCACTCATCACTGTTGAGAATGATTACCACATCGCCAAGCTTCGCTGCGTCCATTATCATGGCTATGTGACTTTTGCGCGCGGGGTGAAAGCCGCCGCTAAGCGCCACGATTGATCTTTTCTTTTTTGTCATCTTCTTTACCTTTGTGTTAAGTGGGCCCACCTGGATTTGAACCAGGGACCTACCGGTTATGAGCCGGCAGCTCTGACCGCTGAGCTATGGGCCCTCGTATATGTTCTACGAGTTTCGCTCTAGAGCTTTGCCTTTTTTGACTATTTTGCCGCTTTCGTCGACATGCACCTCGTATAGTTCTGGATATGCTTCTTTATATTTTATTGTCACAAAAAAACCTTCCGGCGCTCTCGTAGGCGGTGTCATGTCTAATATTCCCAATTTTAAGTTACCACATGTGCACTCGGCTTTCTCATTATCTCGGTTTATATCGACTGAAAACCATTTTTTCTTGCATATGGTGCACCGAATTATTGTTTTTGATTTCGGCCATAAATTTTCTTCTTCTTCCATACATTAATATCTAGTTCTCCGCCTTACCATATCGCGTCTAATTTGATTTTATTTTTTAGCGCTAGCTGTACCAACTCACATGTATCTGCGCCCTCGTTAAACTTCTTTCTCTTCGCCCTTAAAGCGCGTTTTAAAGCCGTTCTCTCCTCAATTGCTAGCAGCACCCCTTCTTCCATTGCCAATTGCTTTAAACGCGTTCTAGTGGCTTTCTTTGTACGGGCTGCTCTCGCTATCTTGCTGGACTCTCCTCTAAGATATTTTGCTTCGTTAATTAATTCTTCTTTTGTTGCTTTCATTATTTTCCTTTATCCTCAAAATATTTTTGGGGAATTTTTTTAAGATCTCGAAAATTGGCTTACGATTCGTTCATGTACTTAGGCGCCCCGATCGCGGGGTTTTTTCCCACTAGGACATAGATTCGGCTATACCGGGGGGAGGGGGGGTACCCCTCTTATGTGCTTTTTGATTACTTCATTGTTTTTACTATAACACCTTCTCTGTGCTTTGTCAAGTACTTTCTACATGTTTCTTTACTTTGTTTGCCTACCCTCGGCTGTATAGTATGTTAACATGTATAGGAAGTGTACACTAGCTGAGTGTATATCTTATTTACATTATTACCCTCCGGCATAATTCTATCTCCACCTAGAGAAAGTTAAACTAACCCATTGAAATTATTACTAATTAATTTCATACATTTTTTCTTTGTGAGAGTCAGAATAAGGTCGAAGGGTACGCAAGGCCAACGCAATTCGCAGCGAGGTAATGCTCGGCTCGTCGTTGTCATCGGACATATAGCCAAGCCCAAACGGCAATACTTTCAATAGGTTGGCGTGTGTTATCGGTGCGAATGGATCGAGCAGCATGTGTATAGTTCCTTTGCGTTTAGTAGCTTTACGGTGTATAAAAAGTATACACACGGTAAGTGTATAGTAAGTATGCGCTAAGTGTATAATCTTTTCTCTTGACTTTCTAGCGTATATGTACTATACTATCTAATCTATTTCAACCTATTTCCCTATAGGCTTAAAGTAGTACGTTTAAAAATACTTTGGCTTAGGGTTCCTCCCAACCCCTGAAGATTACATAAGAATATCAACTACTCGTCCTTCCTTAGTAGCAATACGAATCTTTTTACCGTGAATAGAGTTGCTCTTACACCCTTTAGCATAGTTGTAAGCCTCACTCTCTGAACCAAAAGGACCACAGATATTAATCCAGTGATCAAAGTTTAATTTTTGTACGTAGTATTCCATTTTGAACCCTCCAGAAATAAAGCCATGAAACAAGAAACAGGCTGACCCCATACAGCTTTAGGGTAACGCTTAGTTCATTTTATTTTATCCTCTCTCCATCGTTTCTATATACATTATCTCACATATTTAAGAGTTTGTCAAGAATAATATTCTCTTCTCTCTCTTTTAATTGTGCAAGGCTACAGTTGCAACGGTCATATATTCTTCGCCTGTAATGTCAGTCCAAGACGCAAACAAGTCATCGTCGGACATCTGAGAATAACGCTCGTGGTCTTCGTCATCGGGTGCGTACCATTCGCTCAGACACTCACGCATCCAAACAACGCACTGTTCAAAGGCTCCTTTCTCGGTCTTATGTGCTGAAACATCTTGACCATGCTTATGGTCCCACTGCGCTAGGAATATTGTCTTTGTACCAATCATATTTTTTATCCTCTCTCGAATTGTTTACGATGCGTCGAGAACGTCGTACTTGCCTGTGAATATATTCTTGTCAATGATAGCATTTAATTTATGCTTCTCGATATAGTTTGCAGCTTCCGTCGCAAAAAGAAATGATTTGATTACCCTCATTTTATTGTACTCCCTCGATTAGTAGATCAACACCGTTGCATACTCCTCCGAGTGCGCGTCGTGTACCATTTACAGGCGGATAAATATGTGGCGCAGCTTCCATTCGGTCTGCACTGATTTGAACTTCTTTGCTCTCGATAAATTGCTTTTCGATGCGAATCTTGTATCGTTTGCACCCTTCAATCTCTTCAAAGCCCTCAACGGTTCCTTCGTACCAGTATTCGCGTGTGTGAGGAAAATCGTAGGACCGAACTTTGTCACCAACTTTAATCAAGGTATCTCTCCTGCGGGGATTGTTTCCCCTTGTTGTTTATGCCCTTATTATAACATCTGACAAGGCATCTGTCAACAGTTTTTATTCAAAAAAGTGAAAAAAGATTCTCGGCGCTCGTTTGGCCATTCCGAGTCGATGGTCTAGCTTTCATCGATTTCCTTACTCCCTGGAGCGACCAGGCAGGCTAAGAACTTGAAAGGTTGCCTATTAAGCCAGTAGGCACCACCGAGAATCTCTTTTCACTTTTTCAAATTTAGAACCCTCCGGGCATATCATTCCATGCGGAGAAGTCGCCGGTTTCATTCTTTTCGGTTGACACCTCTTGAATGTCGTCTTCACTAGTGATTTCGAAGCTATCTCCGACATATTCGGGGTCAGGCATATTATCAATGTCAACGCAGTGTGCTTCATGGATTGCATCCTCGATGCTTTCTGCTTCAACCATGACGACGGTTTCGACCTTCCAAGTAACCGGTACGATAAACTTTTTCATTTTCTCTCCTACTCGCAACATTTGGGTGTCGCCCAATTCATGTACTGACGATCTGTGATTTGACCATCGCGACAAAGACCATCCGTAAAGAAGGCCCAAGCCTCTCGCCTTGCTCCAACATCTTTTCTGCCAAACCTCTCGTGGGTCGCAGAGACTGTGGGGATCATCGATTCTTTAAATAATTCAACTGCCTGAACTTTAGTCATTTTGGGATCTCCTTACTGCTCGTTGATAGCGGCTGCAATTTCTTTCCAGTCTACAACGTCCAACGAGTGACCGTCAGGCGTTTTCTTTCCAAAAGTCCCTCGACAAAAAGTCTCTGCCGTCTTTGGGGTTGCCTCTTTGTTAGAGAAAATGTCGCGCATCATAGCGTAGCGCGATGGCCCGTTAAATAGCCACAGGGCCGTATTCCATGTCGATCGGTTTGTCCAACCATTGTATTTTTCGTCTGTCATGAGAATTCCTCAAGTCGTTTAAGATGTATATATAATACCATTAAAAAGCAAAGTTGTCAACTCTTTTTTTCACTTTTTTTCACTTTTTTATGCGAAAATTGCCCTTCGGTGGGTTCATCTTTTCCCAACCCCAAGCGACACCAAAAGTCAATGCAAGCCATAAAAGCACTGTAATATCAATCATTTACGAGGTTTTCCTTGTTTTAGGATGTCTTCTAAGAATTCAACCAATTCGGCTAGCCTGTCTGCTCTCGGTCCAATCAGCCTGCAAAAGAATTCAGGCATAAAACCACTAAGGTCGTCGATGTCGTCTAGTACGTCAAGAACGGCTTCTTTCTGCTGCTCCAGGCGAACCAGGTCAACATCTTTCAGCTTTAAGGCTGTTGTTCGTTTTAATTTACTCATAGGGAAAATAACGCTCCAAAAGGTAGGTTGTTAAGACCAGGAAGCCCAAATAGCCGAAAATGTAGGCTGCAATTATCATAAAACTAAAACCGCCTCAAACATTGAAGCCCTCGGCGGTGTCAATCATGTGATCGAGCAGGTTAACGAGGCCATCGAGGCACTCGGTTTGCTTTTGGAACCATTGGAGCGTTTCACCGTCACCATAAGGTGCCATGTCTTCGATCTCGCGCAATTCAATGGCTGCAATCAGCGCATCGCGTTGACTCCTCAAGAGGTCAATGTCTAGTCGCTCCACCTTTACGGTAGCAATATTTGGTTTCGTAGCTGGTTGCATAATCCACTGTCCTCGTGAGGTTATTAGGCAGTCTCGTGTTTCGTCGTTCATGAACATATTATAACAGATGTCTCCAGGTTTGTCAACAAAAAAACACTTATGGTGCGATAAAACTTTCTTTATCGCGTGAAAAGTTGTCTTCTTCCTCTTCCTTCACAGGCACAACGTCGAAAATAAACTTGTAGCCCTTCTTATCGAAGCCCTTCTCCTGATAGAAAATGCGCCTACCAGTGATTTGCTTCAGAACTTTAGCCACATAAGAGCCCTCATGATAGTCCGTGAAGTGGCCAGTGAACGGAAAATTAACTTTGATTTGATTTTTCATATGGTTCCCCTTTACCATTGTACAGCAAAAGCAGGTTGAACGTCAGAGCGATAGAAAGCGACGTGTGTATCACTATTCCAGCCGCTGCGACCATAAATTTCGCCTTCATACTCGATGGCATGAGGCTTGCGAATAAAGTCGATGTAATCTGCCACATCGAGCTTAACAACCTTGACCCCATTGGGCAAGGTTTCGGTTGAACGGACGGTGATTGCGTTTTCAAGTGCTTTTGCTAGCATGATGTCTTCCTCGACTGTTTATATATATATTATCTCATAAAATGCTGAGAATGTCAAGAACTTTCTTTACTTTTTTTCTCTTTTAAGACTCTTTTGTGAAGAAAACCGTGGAGTCCAAAGAGGTAACCCACCACGACCCCAAGTAAATACCCTCCTCCGAATCCTAACAAAAAGTAAGCATCTAACGGCATTTAAAATCCTCCTGGTATCTTGTCCCAGGCGCTGAAGTCGCCCAAGGTAGTTTTCTGGTCGCAAGGTACGACACAGGTTTGAGAAACGATCGTGGGATAGCCCATTCCGTCCGGTGCATAGTGGTTGGTGACATGCTTACCAACTTCGTTGCAGACATCGCAGACACCGGTGGTTGTGGCCGCAGGCTTGTCCTCTTTCATAAAGAACGCGAAGCGTTCCGCTAGTAATTTTTCCTTTTCCTCGGCTGCTTCAACTCGACGAGCCTCTTGATACTTTCCCCGTTGCACTGCCATTTTAAGCGCAGGAAGGCCCTTTGCAATCGACTTGACCACTTGCATCGCAAACATGGGAGAGGGCGCTACACGATCGCCATTGGCGAGGTTTGCGCGTGCTTCTTTCACCCACATGCGTGCAGCTTTGATATGCTTGCCGTTCTTGGCTTCGTCGATAACAGCGTCAGACGGTGCGGGAAAGAATGGAATTTTCATTGGAGCCTCTCTCAATTCGTTATACAGGTATTATCTCACACAAAAAGGAATTTGTCAACTATTTTTTTCCTTTTTTTTCGAGGCGGCTTATGATTTGGTGAACAATCACAAGACCACCCCACATGCAAAGAATACCAATAATAAAATCACCGTTCTCTAAGTAAGTCATCTTTTTTCCCTCGCGCCCATAACTAGGCGCAAAGAGAGCCAAACGACCTTCTACCAGGCCGCACGTTGGTTTTCCGCCAACTCATTGGATAGACACGCTTTGACAAAGCGAACTTGGTCGAATCGTGTGTTTGTCTTTCCGAGTTGAGCCGCAAAGTCAAGAGCGAGGCACTGTCGAGCCTCTGGCGTGACCGTTGCCAGCGTCGAAGAAACTATATCTGCAATCATTTGAAAGTCTTTGCGTGTCATTAGAGCGCCTCCATTTTGGCTAGTTCTATAAGTTCTTTTAGTTTTGCCTTCTCGCGAGGAGGCTGCGCCAGTTCTTTCAAGGGCACTCCTTTTTTTCGCCACCTGTTGGCGCGTGCTTTAAGGTTTGAGTAGCTGGCGTTCATTTGGTATTTCCACGGCGGATTCTCTGCCGTGCAACTGGGGGAGTGAGTGTGACACTCAAGCGGAAGACGCCTGTTTTTAACATGGACCACACGATAACGCGCATCTTTCTTAAATGCGTACTCAAGCGTTTGCTTTACGTCAACGACGCTGTTGGAATTCTGCCAAACGTGAATAAAGAATTCAATCGTTGGGTAAGCATATTCTACATCGTACCAGTCGGAACCCTTGTAGTCCCAACCAACCTGCTCTTCCTTATAGTCAATAATGGCCATGAAATGACTCTCCTAAGTTGTTTATGAGTGTATTATCTCACAAATTTTGCTTGTTGTCAAGCATTTTTCTTGATTAAATGAAAAAAAAATTTCGATTCGCGTTTTCACTTACTTGGGGACGCCCGCCGCCCGTCACACGTACTTCAAATAAGAGCGCGGAATTCGGGTCTGTTGACGGTTACCCTTCCTTCCTGTGAACATTACGGTGTAATAAGCTAGCATGGTGCGAGGGTCATCGATAGAAGTCCTCTCCTCCATCTCTGTTATGATCCCAACCATGTCGCGAAACTTCTTACACCAAAGGGTATCGCGACCTTTCTGGGATAACTCCACGAGGTCGCCTACTTTCATTTTTTCTTCCTCTCCTCTAGGTAACGCTCTTGTTCTCGCTTGTCTAGCTTGTGCAATACGTACATGGTCAATGAACTAACCGAGAGACATAGAATAAATATGCCCACGGCTCCAAGAATGTCTGATAATTCCATAACTTAGCTCTCCACCGGGTCTAGTCTAACAACACCTTCTGGAAGCTCTCCAGAAACAACACCGCCATGTTTGGCACACACAAGGGCAACCCTCTCGACTGGTACAAAACCATAAACCGTCTCAGTAGGCTTATTCTTGTCCTCTGCCCAATTCTGAAGCAGTGGCTCAAATCGATTTGGGTAGCCCACCTCAACGTGCGTATATCGCTTCTTTTCTGGGTCGTACATCGAGTGTGCCATCGTGTGCGCCTGCACACTCATTTTAAAACCATCGGCGCACATAATAGGTTTATTGACTTTTGTTTTCATCAAAACGATAGCTCCCGCGTAAGTCGAATGTCATACTCGCATAGATGACCCATCATATCAAGATCATCATGGTCCTCGCCCAAGCGCAGAAAACGATAATGCTCGTAAGAATTATCTAAATCCTCAAAGTCATCAAGCTCGCAATCTGCTAGAAAATTCTCAATGGCCTCCACCTCTGGATAACTGGTATACCACTTTACGTGATCCCAATAAACAAAGAACGTGCCCTCACCATCATAATCCTCGTCCATTCGATCATGGTCTTTAAAGACCATAGCCTGCGCCTCTGGGCACTTCGCGAAGACCGTTAGAAAGCGGGGCATTAATTCTTTACTGATTGCCAGTGCGACGGATGATCGGTAACCCATTATTCACCTCCGGGGATGTGACAAAAGCCATTCTCAATTAAATCCTTGGCAGTGCGACCGTAGTGGCCTTGGAGCCTCCAGGCCAAACCACTGTCGATAAGACCCTGAAAGAAGCCTATTGCTTCTTCTGTATCCATGCCGCCCTGTTCGTACCGTATAATGTCTTCAAGCATTAAAAATTCTCCCGAATTAATTTATGTCCCTATAATACCATGAATATTCAGGACTGTCAAGACTTTTTATCAGAAAAATGAGAAAAAAGTGATCTTTTTTCAAGGCTCTGGATGACTCGTTGTGTCCGGTTATAGTCCACCTGGAGGCACTGCATCTCATTATCGTACCGTGAGACGTTTTCTTTCTGCCATTCCTCCATCGAGGCTTCGCGGGCTAGCTGTGCTTCATTGACCGCTTCCAAGAGAATTTGAAGCTCCGAGTCTGTCACCAGAATGTGTTTCATACAACCACCTCTAACCTGCCGTTGGTGTATAGATAAACAGCATCCTTGGAAACCTCAAAGTCACGAGGTACAGAGATTTCCACCCGCTTCTCGTGTTTGGCTGGCCGTCCTCTTCCGGCCTTCACCATGATGGAAGGGCCGAAGCACTCCATACGGACCATCGTTACTGTCTTTGTGAAGTGTTTTCGGGGCCTACCTCGCTTCTTCTGAGTTGAGCGAGCGTCCTTCTCAAGCAGGAATTTATCAATCATGGTGGCTACTTCATCGGTGTCGCTACCATAATAAAATTCACCCTCTGAGAAAAGAATATCATCAAAAGCATAATCGTCCACAAAATTCTCCTTTATTTCTGATTGGTTGCGTGAATTAGTACCTTGTCGGAGTGCCACTTGATCTGACCTGGGCGGCACACAATGTTCTTTGTCTTGCCGTTGACAAAGACAGTTAGTTGGTTGCGATCGACTGCGGTCACAATGGCATGTTTTTTGTCCACTGTGATAAGCGAGCCCACCGGAGGAATTCCATCCTCTGTGACGATCCCTGGGTTCTGGATGCGTAGGAATGGCCTTTTCTGACCCGGTACGTACAACACCCCGTTTCGCTCCAGCAAGATCATCTTGACCTTTTTAGGCTTGGCAGTGAGGGAGGCGAACTGCGTGCCCTCTACGTGCCATTCTGTATCCTTCTTGGTAGCCTTATCGACCTTAAAGACGATGGTGCGATACTTTGGGTAGGTGCGGTAGGTGTTGAGTTCGCCATCCGCACCCATTCGAGCCTCTTCGCGAGCCTTCGTCTTGCCTCGACCGAAGCCGAAGCACCACTTTTTCATGAGATAATCATCTGTTTTCATTTTAGAGATTCTCCTCTGGCTCGGCTTCTGCATACGTGAGCCACGTTCCGGCGAGAGATTCAGCCATCTCGTCGCCTAACGGGAAAAGGTCAACTGCAACGCCGGATTCATTCTTGCGAATATAAACACTAATGTTTCCAACGGTGACCCAGGCTGAACCTTCTTTAAGTTCAAATTCTCCATAGGATTGAGGATTAGGCGTCAACATTTTAACAACCCTCCGTTTCAAAGGTTTCGATTGCAGCTTCTCGCAGCAAACTTGTCGATTCGTCATCGTAGCAAGCTGTGCCCCAGTTCTCCAGGTACTGCACGATGTCTTCTCGATTTGCTTCTTGAATATCTTCTACTGAATTGAACAAAATGTTTCCTCTCTCAACTGTTTATGGATATATTATCTCACATAAAACTCAGATTGTCAAGACTTTTTATCCTTTTTTTTCTCTTTTTTCTTCCTTTTCTTTCGACCCCAGGCACTAAAGCGAACCTCTTCAGGGTCGGGTGCGACACCTTTTGGAAGCATTGTTATTCCCTTTTTCTCAATAAATTCAGCCATTAGGCGTAGTTCTTCTTCTCTTGTCATTATTCTAGGCCCTCCTTGGCCTCACTTATAACTTCTAAACAAAAATTGGCATGACGACCCAGATAGCCGTTGTCAAATTGAACCTCATAGCACTGGTGATAAATCCTATGCTGAAAGGGTTTGGGTAGCTTCTTGGTGACTATCCCCATTGTACCTAGAGGGGTGTGGCGCGAAGCGTATTCAACTATTTTAACTAAATCACCGACTTTCACTGATTACCTCCGACGATTGTTCGAGTTGTCTGCCAAGCTCGATATATCGACCATCGACCAAGACCTTCCAATCATATTCAAGAGAATCATTCCTTGGTAGTTTCTTAGTCAGGAGGGCGATGCCTGTAGACAAGTTCCAGTGCATACGTGTTCCGTCCTGAAGCTGCACTAAATCACCGACTTTCATTGATCACCTCATAGTCTGAAGCTGAAGTCCAGCCAGACAAATAAGAACCTTCTTGGGCAGCCAGCTTGATCCAGAGGGACCATTCGTCACCCCATGTAGCCACCGAGCCTGCGCTTGGAGTATGTGTTTCTGTTACGACAAAAGCCTTGCTAGCATAATCCCTAGTCGTTGGCCTCTTCAATTTTACTAAATCACCGACTTTCATTGATCACCTTCAACTGATTCCATTCCATGTCGCAGGCGCCTTGCGGCCACTGAACCGCAGCATAATTCTGCTCGCCGCCAGCATTCCATATTTTAGTTACAATGCCTGCGCCGTCTGCTTCCCATCCTAGCTGTACAACTAAATCACCGACTTTCATTGATCACCTCATAGTCTGAAGCTGAAGTCCAGCCAGACAAATAAGAACCTTCTGGGGCAGCCAGCTTGATCCAGAGGGACCATTCGTCACCCCATGTAGCCACCGAGCCTGCGCTTGGAGTGTGTGTTTCTGTTACGACAAAAGCCTTGCTAGCATAATCCCTAGTCGTTGGCCTCTTCAATTTTACTAAATCACCGACTTTCATTTATTTTCCTCCAAGAAAGCGTATCAACACCAAACATGCTAAGGCTTGACACCCAAGAATGATAATACCTTTAAGTAACATTTTGTCTCCCAACTTTATGTAAACATTATCTCACGGGAGAATGAATTTGTCAAGAACTTTTTTCACTTTTTTTGATTATTTCTATCTTCTGCTGTTTCGTTAATCGCTTAAAAGCATATTCTGCTTTCTGTGCTTCCGACCGATTACGATGCGCCTGTTGATATACCAATGTAACAGGGCGACGAGTGCGTGTGTATTTTGAGCCCTTGCTGCTCGTGTTGTGTTCCTGCAATCGGCGCTTTAGGTCGGTGGTGATGCCAGTGTAAAGGGTCGTATCCCTGCACTTGACGACGTATAGATACCAATGCCTGGTTGCCATCTATATTGCGTCCACACTTTGGGAGGAGATCCATTCTTGTGTGCCGGGACCAAACATGGAAATGCCCTGGGTAGTCCAAAGGACGTGGAGTTGATCCCAATGCCCCTCTAGTGCATCCTTCGCAAGTACGATACCAACTTGCTCAGTAAGAAAGCCGCGAACTAAATCGCCCACCATAATTCCATTTTTTTCCACCTTGACCTCCAACTTTATGTAAACATTATCTCACAGGAGAATGAATTTGTCAAGAACTTTTTTCACTTTTTACTTACAATTTCTAGCATCGATGCGACCTCCAAAGTTGGGTCGCGGAAGTGAGGCCACAAGACCATCGCGGTTAGCCTTTCGGTCACCAGGGCAGTCGAAACGCCAGTCACGACGCCCACCCCAAGCGAATCGACACCAGTGTGCTTTACTAGATCACCGACTTTCACCGATTACCTCCAGGTGCATAGCGGGCTCTCTCGTGAATTCGACGGTGCCTCCTGAGATCCAGTTGACGCGAAACCAACCAATGGATGTCTTGTCCGTAATGATGCCAACAATTTCTGGGCCGGGTCCGCACCATTTTACCAAATCGCCCACCTTCATTAGTTCAAAACCTTTACGTGTGATGGTCGAATGTCGATCAAGACGGTGCCAGTCCACAAGTTTAAAACAGATACACGAGGCGCATTATGTTGGTTTCTGTAAATTTCCAGAATCTGATAGAATCCTCGACCGTGAGCACGCTTAACTAAATCACCGACTTTCATTGATAACCTCAAATGTTACGCTTGAAGTGTTACATACGATCCTGTTTTGGTTCTCATCCAGCAAGATCACGTATCCCTGCTCATCGCCAACGTATTTTCCGACAATCTCTAGACCATCTGACCAGACTGCCTTTACTGTATCACCGACTTTCACTGATTACCTCCAAGTCTTCTTCCAGGCACCGAATGGTCTTTTGTGTTTCATCAACTAACACGTCAAAGTAGATCCATGAACTTTTGTACCAACCCTCTCCAGGCTCTTCGCCTCCTTGGCCTTTGGCTACAATCAGTCCAGTTGCGCCCTCATGCCCTAGAGTTCGCTTTACTTTCACCCAGTCGCCCACCTTCATTTCTCAAGTCACCACAAAGTCAGGATCATCAAGATGCCAAGGTCGCTTTTCGCCTTTGGGTAAGTATTTATCTTCGTTGAAGTCAGAGCCAGACTTCCATGAGGCTGGAAAAGTTGGAAGTATGCAGTCCTCTGGAACTCGCGACTCGATCCACAAGGCGTTGTACGCGGTGTCGTCCCTCTCCAGGTCTACCTCTCGATGGTACTCTTTATTATCTCTGAGGCGTCGAACAACAACCTTCACGTTTGAAGTTCGATCGCTTTGGGACCACACAATCTTTTCGAGCCACCCGCAAAAGAAAACGGGATCCCAGTATCCCTCCTGCATCCTAACCAAAGACCCAACGCCGATGCCCCTATCGAGCAAAACCTGTGCTACACGCTCGCGCTGATTCTTAATTCTCTCACGCAGCATAATACGATCGCTTTTGAGCCTGGAGCAAGTACGACGGGTGTGCCCCGCCTCTTTGCAGTAGGAGCACTTCCGGGTGCTTGTGTTTGGTTTACGCATCTTTTCTACCCTGGCTTCTTCACTGTCTGGATTTTTTTCAATCCAAAGTTTGCGGTCAGGGCAAGTCCTAACGTTGTGGCCTTTCTTGTGACACCACCCACAGTACACTTGACGATAGCTCAAAGTAATTCTCCTTGTTTTCTGAAGTCTATTATCTCATAAAATTCTAGGTTTGTCAACAATTTTTACTCACAATCGATTGCTAAGATGCGCTCATTGGTTTTGAAGTAAGGGCGGTTGGCGTAGTAAGTAGTCGTCATCCACATGCGCTGACACTTGCTAGCTTTTGGCTTTGGAGCGAGCATGTCGGTGAGGACAATGTGTCCATCGAACCCGTGCTTGTTGACGTATTCAGTGGGTGCATCAAAGTTAGTGCCCCCACAGAGTACACGTTCCCACTTCTTGTTCTCGCCCTGCTTCCAAACATAAATCTTCTCCTCGAAGACACGATCGTCAAATGGAATAACGGTAAACTCTGCCAGCTTGGCTAACTTGTTGAGTTCACTGAAGAAAGCGGCAAGCATGTGATCGCTGACAGAGCCGCTTTGGTCGATGCTGATAGCGATATTGGCTCTCCGCGTTACCTTCTTGCCTGCATGAATGTAGGCGTAACGCTTATTGAGGCGCTTCACAGTGCTGCGCTTAGATGCGCGGCGTGAAGTCTTAACAAAGTAGCGCAGAACCTTTTTCCAGTCCACCTTGGTCGAGAGTCTCTCTAAGATCTCACGCTGCATCGGGCTTGTAACACTACCCCAGCCGCTGCCAGAGTTCTGTGCATCCTTGGCGGCTTCTTTCAGATATTCTTTCACTCGCTCTCGTGCAATATCAGTGGAAGCACTATCGCCCTCACCCCAAGCATCGTGACTGTCGAAGGAGTCCTCTGGCATTCCGTCGCCCTCTTCGGAACCTTGCCCTGAACCACTTTCAGAGCCTTCGCCCTTGTCCTTGCCCTGCTCATCTTCCTGCTCCTTCTCCTCCTGCTTCTTCTTGAGAAGGTTCAAGTATGCTTCAGCCGAAAGGTTTACTGGAAATTCCTCAAAAGGGCCGACACCTGGCTTGCAAGCCATAGCTGGCAAGTTCTTGATGTGCGAGTTGATTGACAGGTCGCACGCAATATTCCATAGCTTTGCTTCTTTGGGCTTCACGTCCTGACCTGTCCAGGGCTTGCGATCAGTCACATGCTGAAAGATCAAGTGATAGAACTCGTGAATAAGAACAGCAGTGCGCTCTTCATCCGCGAGACTCTCGAAGAAGCTGGGATTGTAAAGCATCTCAAACCGAGCAGTGTCAGGGTTCACGCGCACACCAGCAGTGGGAATAGCGGTGCTAGCGGCCTTGGTTACGCGGCGGCTAAGAGAGGCAAAGAAGGGCTCCTGCATCAACAAGCGAGCAGTGTGCATATTCAGATCAAAAGTTGTACTTGTCTTATTCATACGTATATTATCTCACAGGATTGCAGGATTGTCAAGAAAAAAGTGGGGCCTTTTGCTTTTTTTTTGCGAAAGGCCCCATTGACTAATCTTGTTTATTACCTGTGAGAACTTCGACAATGTATGAAGAGACTCGCACCCCAGTCACAGAGGTCGCCATATGCAGGCGCTTTGTGTTTTCTAGTACGTCGCCCTGGCCAATGAGTTGCCACATCTTCATGAACGCTTCAGAGGGAAGGGAAACTGCGTAGTCGGCAAGGTGCTGAATTTCAGTGTCAGTGAGTTCACGCTTGAAGGTGTCCTCGGCCTCCATCTTCTCAATGAGGGCGCAGTGTTCGTTAAGGTCGAACTTAGAGGTGGCATCCACCTTGCCGTGCACCAGGATGTCCTCAGTGGTTACAACTCGCTCGTAGTTCTTTACGAAGTCATTGAATGCAACCGCTGCCTCGAAGCCAACAAAGCTAGTGGCCAGGTTGAAAAGAAGCGGTGACGACTCCTTTAGGAGTCCTGAGTTGTCAAGGCAGTCGTTTAGTCGCTTCCAAGAACGACGGGAAGGGTACACCTTGTTGGGCTCATAGTCGTCCTTGTGTTCAAGGTGCAGGCGATTCTGGTTAATGAAGTCCCAGACAATGCCAGCCACGCTATCCTTGCCCCACTCCAGCCAATCTTCGACCGAAGGCTCGACATCGAACACGGTGTATCGATCGAGTTCTGCGGGGTCCATCTCGTTCACTTGGTACTGGTCGCCATGCTCGCCACCATTGACGGCAGCAATAACGATTGTATCTGTGTGCAGAGTCCAACCGGCAATCTTGCGACTATCAGTTAGCTCGAAGATACCCTGGCGCACCTCTTGGGTTGCGCGGTCTACCTCGTCGAGAAAGAGGACGACTGGCTCAGTGCAAGCCTGGATCAGCCATGCAAACGGACGGAAGACAGAAGCCTGCTCTCCATTGACCTCAACCAATTCAGGCGAGGGCATCCCCAGCAAGTCACCCTCCGTCATTTGAGAGGCGCGGCGCTCAACAACGGGCAAGCTCATGTTTTCAGCTACCTGATAGACAACTTCAGACTTGCCAACTCCATGACGACCACGAAGAAGGATAGGCTTGCGAACTGCAATAACGTGCGGCGCACAAGAGAGGAAAGTTTTGAAATCGATTGCCATGTTGAATGTCGCTCCTTTTAAGTTTTCCGACCTTTCTATAGATAATTATCTCATAAGATTCGGAATTTGTCAATAACTTTTTTTACTTTTTTTCACTTTTTTTTAAAAAGGGATCTCTTCGGTCTTTTTAACCGCCTTCTTGTACCGACACTTCTTAATGTGGCGCTCCTCTACAACTAAAGGCTTAACCCCACCGTAAGGAAGAATGCTGTACTGCTTCGCGCCCTTGGCTGCGCTGATAACTTCCGAGAACACCTCTAGGACCAAGCAGGGTGTGCCCTCTAGGTGGCGCGTGCGATAACCAAGCGCAGGGCGTCGAAATTCTACGTCACTTCCAACAGGGTACTTCGGCGCAGCCTTGGAGGTGGCCAAAACAGTTTGAGCATATTTGTTGCCCGTCATCTTCTCGAAAGCCTGACGCGGTGGGACAAATGTTTCCTCCTCCAAAATGCGAGTTGCGAGGCCGACAAAGTATCCAACATTCTTGTAGTAAGTGGCGCAAATGAGTGCATCGGCGCGGTGCTTCTCTTTGTATGTTTCACCCCAGTGAAGTGATACCTCGATAGCTTCAGCGGTGCATTTCCTCTCAATTTTCGCGAGGGCGGACAGTTGCTTGTCAGATAATCGACGGCCTCGGTCAAGTTGATCAAGCAGGGATTCACAAAATCCAACCCCCCAATCAGACAAAGTATTATGCTTTGTGTGGGTGTCCAGAGCGTTGGTAATTCTGTCGATTAGTTCTGTTGTATTCTTCATTGAGAGCGTCTCCGTCAATCGTTTATGCAAGTATTATCTCATAAACAACTAGACTTGTCAACAAAAAAAATGAAAAAAATTAACTTTCCATGTCGATTTTTGTCACCCACCTCATCACACCTCTGTCACATATGTGTTCCATACCGTCATGCAACATCCAGACGGCGAAATTATTAACCACAACGCCGTCAGGGCGATTGATAGGGCGATCCCCCAAAAAAACACCCACCTTGTTGTTTAGGCTTGTTGCCTCCCGGTGAATGTAATCAAACTTAACCAAGTCGCCAATTTTCATATCCTTTGCTTCCTTAAATAATCCAAGAAAGAAGAGCCGTTTCGCTGTCTTCGCCGCGAATCGCTAGATGCCTTTCAGTTTCTTTTCCCCTCACGAGCATCATTGAAGGTTTGTGGTTCGACTTCCTGTGCAATACGACTCTTCCGGTGTTAGCTCACAGGGGAAGTTGCCCCCTCTCATAGTTTAGTAATATATATGCCATCATAACTGATAGAAAATATTTTGTCAAGAAAAAATATCCTCTATAAAGTGGCTAGCGCGAGTGCGTATGTAAACATCGCACCAATACCGGCCACGGTCAAAATAATAAAAAGTTTTTCGGCTTCTGCCGCTGTTTTGTTTTTCAAGTTCTTCTCCTTTTAAAAATAAAATAATTAAGCTGAATTAACCAGCGAGACAGCCCAAAAGGGCTCGTCAAAGACCATCTCATGCCCCTCTGCATGAATAGTGAAAATTCGATTGCTCATGACGGTTTTAGACTTCTTCTCAACTTTGAGTATCACCCCCATTGTCCAGTATGGGGTGCCGTCTAGTTGATCTTCATCTGGGTCGTACACTTTAACTAAATCGCCTACCTTCATTGATCGCCTTCAGTCTCGTCCCAGCGCACGACCTCCACTGCCCCACCTCTCAATGCACTAACATCCATCCTGGAGGGGGAAGAGGAGCCTGCCCACAGGACATTGATAACTTGTACGTCACCAATACATCTGAACGCGGCATAAGTAGAGAGGCTATGGGCCAATCGCGTTACTATTCCGTAATTTGTAGAAGATTCTTTAGAATTTGTCATCCTAACAACGTCCCCCACTTTCAAATCCTGATTAACTTTATCGGCCACTTTCACTCACCACCCGCATTTCATCTTGACCAAACCACTGTCGCGCATGTGCCCACTGAACTTCAAAATAAATAATTCCATCCTCGGTTTCATATCTGTCCAAAATTACACCGACTCCATAGTAAGTGTTATCCACCATAAATTTATCATACGGTTCAACTAGGTCACCTATCTTCAATTTGTTTAACTCTCCAACAATCCTATCACAAAAATATGCCCCTGTCAAGTATTAATTTGCAATCTCCTCGTAAGTAGCAATTCCAACCAACGAAACCATCTTCTCCACATATTTATCCACCAGGTCGATCCTGCTACGCTTCCGAGCGTCTGCAATCAATCGCTTTAACTCTACAAAGGCCATCTCCGCGTTTATTAAATATTCGCACGCGCCTATAACGACTGCCGTAGAGGCACCCACCATCGAGTGAGACTGAGCAGAAAAGAATATATTGCGCTCGCTATGGTTCTTGAGGGATAATTTAATACACACGGGCGCAGCCGACTTTCGGGCGGTCTTTTTGAAATCCACCTTCATTACGAAGTCATCAAAAAAAACATTCTTGAGTGAAACAAATGTGGGGGAAAAATGTTTGACCATCGCTGTATAAAGAGCATCCACGGGTCCGTCACCAGCACCTTGAATAAGGATGTCTTTCCAATCATTAGAAAAACAAAGGCTGCATTCAATTTGGGTTTGGTCTGACTCTCTCAAAAGAAAATCCTCAACCCCAAACTTAACATAATTCTGCTTTAAAATTTCTTCAACAATCAACTGACACTTCTGCTGTAGAAGTTCTTGAGGGTATGAATTCAACATCTTTAGTAACTAGCTCCGAAATGCTGCGAAATAAATATACTCTGCGAGATATATAAAAAATAATAGATGCCAGCCCGATGCCAGACGCCACATCAAATAAGTAGTGCTGTTTCAAAGTGAGGGTGGAGATAGCGATCAAGGTCGCCCAGCAAAAATAAGCCAGCGTAACGCTTAAATGCTTTCTGCCAACTTCCGAGAGGCTCACAAAATACGCCATGAGCCATGAAAAAGTTACGTGCCCTGAAGGGAAGGTATTGTTGGCACCATCAATACTTCTGGTTAGCTCAACAAGGTAGCCAGACAAAGTGCTTGTGTCTATTGCACCATGTGCCTCGCGAGGATAATAAGATGGAACAAGCACATAGAAAATACAAAGAACGATGCCTGCTGCCAGATTTCCATACGTCATTAACGAGAATAATTTCTTGTCGCGAAAAAGCATAAAGCCAGTGAAGGCGAGGACTGGAATTAACGTGTGGTATATCCAAACGAACTCAGCCACAAAAGGAATTTTAGTATCAAGATCTATTAAAAGGTCGTACTCGTTGGGTATAAACCCCGTCTGAAAAAGAAAGTAAACGATACAGTAAGGTATGAAGGCCAAAAAAAGATATTTAGCTTTCACACCTGTTGTCATCGCGGCCCTCCCAAATAAAACAGATCAGTCCTAAAGGCTTGGCTAAAGTCTTTAGAAATGGCTCGAAGTGTGCAAACAAATTCACACCCCTATACATACATATTAGTAAATTTTTAAAAAAGAAAAATTATTCTTCATTTAAAGACTTTTTCTTTTGCTGTCGAGTAAAGAGCCTTCAAAAAAGATTTCTTTAATCGTAACAGCCTGTCAAACTTCACCTTTTGTCTAGCATCTGTATAGAGTGCTGTAGGTTTTTTAATTTGGCCATCAATTAACTGTTCGCTGAAGTCATAAAACTTTGACTTTGGAGACTTTGATTGGGCGTGCGCCACTTTACAAAAAAACATAACAAAAACTAGACACATAATCACCAGATAAAGGGAAAACAAAAATAAAACTTTCTTACTTTCTTTCACGCATAGAGCCCCCACGGGCGCCAACCAAATTGGTTGCCGCTAATTGAACAGGCCACTCCACAATAACTCCATTGATATTCTGAAACTTTTCTACATAATAGCCATAACTCCACCACACATCGGCGCCGGGTGGCCGTTTTTTTGCCAGCCACTTGAAGTGTGAGTGAAAAAGAAACGCCCCCACAATACCCAAAAAGAAATAAGGTTGAATAACCAAGAATGCACTGTGTGACCACACGAGCATAGAAGAGGGAAATACAGAGATACTGCCAATAGTTTCCTCTTCTTGGTGGAGCCTATATACGCGCATCCACAAGGAGGAATAGATAACAGCAGCCACTATCCAAAACGCAATATATAAAAGCTCGGCCATGCTTTAATTAGACCTCAGTGGAGCGAAATAGAACAATTATTCTCAGTCACAATCTCTTTGGAGAGGACAAGCGCCTGCATGAAAAGAGAAAATTTCATGGCTAAGTCCTCTGAAACAATAAAACTTTTAGTTTCAGGGTCGAAGAAATCATCATCGGCTAATTTATACATTATTTCTTCGAGAGAATAGAGGACACTGTAATATTCGCAGAGTTTGCTTTTGTTATATGGAGTGAGATCCCCATCTTTTCCACTGAATAGCAGGTTATCCAAAATAACCCTATCACTTTCAATCTTGTGAATATAACGAAGCCAGACTTCTTCTTCAAACGTAAAGACTACACTTTTTTTCTGCGAAGACATATATTACTCCCGTGGCCCTTCTCCCCAAAAATTAGGATTGCACCTGTCTTTAGTAACTAGAAGCGCCTGTAAATAAGTTTCTCCATTATCGCCCACTAAGAGTTTTGATAAGTGCGGCTCGGGCTGAAAAAAGCCATATTTGGGCTTTTTCTTGCGGCGCTTCCCATACTTACTCTTAGGTCGATGGTTTAAAAATTCTATGCAACGACGAGTAATCTCATCGAGGCTTAACCCCTCTTCAAGATAGCGAGCGTGATCAACTAAAATATTTACGCCGACGACCCAGCAGGTCTTACCAAACCCAGCCATAGAGTATCGAGATGAAATGTAGTGGCCATGTCTTTTATAAGGTGGGTTATTCTCAAGGAAGCGGTTTTTTTCCATCGGGATAAGCCTGCACTCTATCATGCTCCCTCACTAGCCAAAAGCTCTCTAAGCTCGGTCCAACCGCCGACTAGTCTAGCTGGACCTTCGCCGGGCTTCTCGTGGGACAAAACAATCGGCACCGTAAAGTGTCCCCACTTTTCTTTGGCCTCTAAGAGGAGGTCGGGCTCCTCATCCATAATAAAAGTGGTATGATTGATCTTTTGTTTTACTAGCTCCTGCTGCGCTTTTATGCAAAAAGGACATTCAGACTTTATATAGATGGTGATGTGGTCACCCATGAAGTAACTCCCGGCTAGGGCTTTTAAGTTTTGTTTCAATTACGCTCGGAGAACCTACAACTACGATCTCTAGGCCGCTGAACCCTTTATCTAGGGTCATACGTGTGAAAGCGTGTTCGTCGTCGAGCCCAGATGGCATATGCCCCTCTTTGAGCTTCTTTCTAACCCTCATATCTTCCCTCAATGAAACTACATGCTTTGGGTTTACATACACCTCACGTAGTGTATGCCCACTAGAAGTTTCATGCACCTCTACTAATTTAATCATTTTGATCCCCTTTCTATAGTGTTAATGTCTCTCCTCTCAACATACCACTCGTCCCCATCGTAAAGCACCTTTAAATAATTACCATAGGGGGTGCTCGTTTGTGTTAATAGGAGATTGGTCGGAGCCTTCAAGTGATACACTTTTGTGGGCACCTTTGCTGCCATGCGCTGTAATTGAGTCCCGCTGAAATTTTCCTGCTCATGAAACTTTAGAAGTCTCACTTCAGATGGTGCGTAAACTAAATCACCCACCTTCAGCATGGCTCCCCTCTTTTTTCTCTTGTGCTTTTTTTGCCGCTTCGGCGTTGCGTATTTGCACGTTCGCGCGTTGTAACCCGCTCAAAATATTAAAAGAATCAAACAGGGAGTGATCTACCTTGGCAATACTTGCGCGACACTCTTCAATAAGTTTGATAGCTTTTTCTTCTTGCTCTCGACTGACGCTTTGTTGAACTTTGGTAAAAAGCCCATTAACGTTCTCCACTTCATCTTCCACTTTCAGTAAAAGCTCCTGAACGATTTGCTTCAGTTCAGAAAGATCTACTGAGTATGCAACATTTACTCGCATAAAATACTCCTTGATTGCGTTAAGTATAACATATATAAAATATTTGTCAAGAAAATTAAAGAAGGGTTTTGTATGCAGTAGCCACGGTTAGGCCCACAACGGCGGTGATGATAATCCAAATCAATTTAGATGAAGTATCTTTCCAGCCCTCCAATTCTCTTAGGCGGGCGTATAAGCCCTCGTCAGGATGATAGACCGCTTCTTTAATTTTGGCGATGTCTTCAGCCATCTCGTCCTGTTTTTCGTTTACAACTTCTAATTTTTGCATAATTTGATCAAACTTTCCGTTCATCTCTGCGAACGCGACTGCACCTGTAGCTGTGGCCATTGGACCCCCTCCTGTACACCATTAACTAGTCGGGCGACTCGATAATGGCAAAATTAGTTGTAATTAAAGTAGAGGCTACAGAAACTGCATTTTGCACCGCACAGCGTGTTACTTTTGCAGGATCAATAATTCCTTTTTCTAATAAGCTAGTTAGCTTGCCAGTATTAAAATCAATGCCACGATCGCCCTTCGCTTTCTCCACCATTGAAATTAATATATCAGGAGAATATCCCGCATTCAGCGCCATTTGACGCAAAGGCTCCTTGACGGCCTCGCATACAATTTTTGCACCCAACTTCTGATCTGGATTATCAGTTTTGATCTTCAGGTTTCTTGAAGCGCGAATTAGCGCAACCCCTCCCCCTGGAACAATCCCCTCAAGTTGGGCCGCATTCACTGCTTCAAGTGCATCCTCCACTCTGTGCTTCTTTTCTATCATCTCTACTTCTGTGGCTGCACCAACCCTGATGACCGCAATACCACTAGCCAAGCGAGTAATTCTTTCTTGAATCTTCTCACACTCCGAAAGGGATTCTGTTTCTTTTATCTCCGCTTTGAGAAGATCGATGCGCTTTTCTACCTCGTCCATGCTGCCCTTCCCGCCAACGATAGTCGTAAGGGACTTGGAACTTTCAATAGTTTTAGCCCTACCAAAGTGTGTCAGTTTTACGTCGCGCAATCTGAGATTGTTTTGTCGCGTAATAAAGGTTGCACCCACCGACAACGCCAAATCTTTTAAGATGTTCCTTCGTTCCTCTCCATATCGTGGAGCCTTGATGCCAGCTACTCGCATCGTTCCGCGCATAGCATTCATGATGAGGGCTGCAAGGGCTTGACCTTCGATATTCTCCGCCACAATAATAAATGGACGGCCCTCCCTGGCGGCAATCTCCAATGCTGGCATCATATCATCAACAGAGTCAATCTTCTCGTCGGTAACCAGAATAATGGGCTCATCATAGGATACAACTCCACGCTTCTCGTCTGTGACGAATGCGCTAGCTAAATATCCGGAATTAAAGCGAAAGCCCTCTACCACCTCCAGGCTAGTTTCTAGCGAACGCGCCTCTTGAATGGAGATTGCGCCGTCTTTTCCAGCGAGATCTACGCCGCGTGCAATTAGCTTGCCTATCTTCTCATCATTATTTGCCGAGATAGTGGCGATGTGTGCGACATCCTCCATCGATTTGATAGGAGTTGCTAACTCTTTCAAGTTTTCAACGATTTTTTCCGTTGCTTTGTCCATGCCTCGCTTGAGTTCAATGGGCGCAGAGCCTGCCATCAAATATTTTTGAGCCTGTTGTAAGATTGCTCTCGTCAATACCGTCGATGTGGTGGTTCCGTCACCCGCTTCCGAGTTGGTTCTGGCGGCGGCTTGTTTAATAATCTGAGCGCCTACGTTCTCAAACGGATCGGTGAATGATACAAACTTAGCCACAGTTACACCATCCTTGGTGATCACTGGCATTTGTTCTGGGTGATGGAGAATGACATTTCTCCCTCTTGGTCCCAAGGTGGATGCTACATTATCCGCTAAAACATTTGCCCCCTTTAATATTTTCTGGTGGAGACTCGTACCAGATTCGTACTTACGCGACATTCATCCTCCGATTAATTGCGTGATGTTTAAACTATAATGCATTATACACTAAAAGTCAAGTGATTTTTTAATTTTTTTATAAATTAAAGATCTGCTTACTCAGTGCTTCCTTCGGCCTCGATTTTTTTGACTGCGGCATCTGTGGCAACGCGCAGCTCTTTTGCATTTGTTATGGCGTCCAGTGCATATTGTTTTCTATCTTGAGGTGCTTCTTCTCCAGACACGCCCAAGAAATAATCATTGATATTATTTGTAAAGAACTGTAGTTGTTCGTAAACTGGAGAAATGGTAGCTTTTAGAAGATCTGCGTACATAGCGAAAGTGTTCAGCATATATTCCTTGCCGATCATTAAAGTTCCGATTTCTTTAAAGTTGCCAATAGACTCTGCTTGTTCTCTAGTAAATTCAAATTGTTGCGGCACTGGTCCGTAACCTGGTGTCAATTCCAATAATCTCAGAATTTCTTCTCGATTTTTATCTTTTATCGCCTGTTTGATGTCTTCGACTAGTCCGTATGAGCCAAAGAGTTTTTCTGCTTTTGTTCCCTCAAATTTACTCTCAGCATATATTACTGAGAAGTTTGCAAATTTTTGTAACTCTTCTGGGTCGGCGCTGATTATCTCGTCCATCAGTTGTGACATGCCTTGTGGGCTTATCTTACCTTCTTGCAGCACCCCTGCCTTTGGCGAAAAGTCAAATGTGGTCCATCCTGGCAACTGTGTCGAAAAGCCTTTTTTCCCAAAAGAAATCCTCTTGACACCCACGTTTGAGTTCTTTAGTTCAGACACTTTCTGCTGGAATGCTGCGGCGTCTTCAAAGCGATCAGCATCTTTTTTCCAGACTGTTTTCAGGAATGGTGTCACAAAAACATCTAAAAACCCCTCTAGAGTAATAGTAAACTCTCCAAACTGAAGCCCCTGGTCTTTGTCTATGCGCCGTGCATCTAAATAAATAACATGATTGACAGCTTTAAAATGCTCCACCATATTGTTGAAAGACCCCTTCACGCCAGTGGTTGCCCCAAGTAGCTTCAAAGAGTAGTGCTTGTCGTTCAAAACAACATCAGTAATCGGTTTTCCTTTTGCGTCCATGCCGGGAATGTCCTCGGGTTTAGTGATTTGAACAGATTGTCCTCCAAACAAGCCTGCCAAAAATCCCTCGAAAATAAAACCGCCTGCCGACTCAGTGTATTGAGTAATGATTGATGAAAGAATCTCGCATGTAACCATCGTGGAGAGGATCTCTCCAATGGTAGCGCCCTCTTTTTTTGTTGTCAATATTTGATTAATGTTGGCTAGCTTTTCCTCCAGGGTCGAACCGGCAATGTTTTTTGTAAATTTTTCAATAATTGCGCGGTCGTCTGTTCCCATTTTCCCAAAATCCTCATTGATCCGGATCTTAGGAAATTTAATGTCGATGCTCTTAGTTTCGCCTGGATCGAGATTCATCTTCTCTTGCATCAGGCTTATTTGGTCGAGGACATCCATCTGCTCCTCAATTAATCCCAAAAGCCGATTGAAGCTCAATCCTGCTTGATCAAAATATCCTTCTACCATTTTATTAATGTCTACCATAATATTAATTAGTCTCCCAATTCTTTCAATACCTTATCCCAATCAAGATTTGCCGTATCTATTTTTCCTCGGGTTACGTGGAAATGATTGGCGATGCCTTTAAACTTGCCGCCTCTAACTTTCTTGCTTACCTTTCTGAGAACTTTTCCTTCCTCATCCATCGGCATTTCCAGCGGAATGTCATAGAAACTACACAGCGCCTTTACTAGAGCCTTGTATGCTTCAATCTGAACGGGATAAAACCCCAGACATGATTTTAGCGTAGTACCATGTACCTTAACGCCCTCCAGGACTGGGCGGTTGCCAAATCCTTTTCTGCGATACCAACTCTGATACTTGGTATAATAGCCGTTTGAGATGTCTACTCCAATGGAAGCCCTGTTGACCACTCTCCTGCCAGCGTGCCAGGCACTATGTTGTGGATCGACCATTTGACATATCGTGCCGTCGTTATCAATAACAAAATGGCTTGATATTCCTTTCTTCTCCAACACTCGCTTGCAAGATGCGGCAGAAAGACACACATCGAAGTGAGTAATGATCATGCCTATGTTTCTTTTGCCAGGTTTATAGCTCCGGTAACAATCTGAAGGGAGTGCCAATGAGCCCACGTCGTATAAGTTTTGCACTTTATCCCACTCTACAGGCACACGTTGACCACCGCAAATAATATGATTCTCGTTTAAGTCGGACTGCTCAACTATACCATCAATAACCGCTTCCCTTTCGGAGAGAATTAGGCGATATGTGACAGGGCCACACAAACCATCTTGCTCCTGGTCATGCCTCATTTGAAAGTCTTTGATGTTTTCTGCTAAAGCATCATCAAATCCAGTCGCCTCGAACCAATGCGGCTCCCACCCATACTTTTTTGCAGATTTTTTGTTGTAACGATTCTGACGCCATCCCATGTCGCACCTCCCTAAACAATAATATCAGCAATCCCATATTCAACAGCTTCTTTTGCTGTCAAATATACATTCACTTTTCTATCCAAAAGTTTTTTGAGGTGCTTTTTGGTCATATCTGACTCTTCTATCAGGGCATTAATGTGAGTCTCTTGAAGCCACTTGGTTTCTTCAAATTCATTTTCAAGGTTATGAATCGCGCCAAATTGATCGGCTCGGACACTGTGGATCATAACGCGGCAATTCTTACCAATCTTGCGCTTGCCCTTTGTGCCCGCAGCTAGCAGCAGTACGCCGGCAGACATCACTTTTCCCAAGCCGTATGTCACAACATCACACTGCTCGCGCACTGCTCGCATCGTATCATAAACGGCAAACATGCCTCTCGCGCAACCCCCCCAAGTAGAAATATTAAAATCAATAGGCTTGTAAATAACTTCTTTTACGGGAGAGTCTATATCTTCTGGGTTCTCATAGATCTTCTCAGCCCCATATTCGCGCAAAGCAAAGAGCCCCTGAACTAAATCAGTCACCTTTTCTTCATCTAGGGTGCCAAACAGCCCTATCATACGCAACTTTGAAGAGCTTTCCTCTCTTGGCGCATTCAATAAAATTATGGGAGATACATCCTCTGCGGGGAGCGGCTCGCTGCCCTCCACATCATCAGTTGACTCAGGCACCTCTTCGATTGTTTCGTTCTCTTCTTTTTCTTCTTTTTCTTCTTTCGCGCACTTCATTTGTCTTTCCTTTGTTTAAATTTCCCCAAAAAGGGGTCGCGTTTCGCCACCCGGAATGGCTCCAATTTCAATTCTTCCGAGGTTCCATTTCAAATCCACTTGATTTTGTAAAAACAGCCTCACTGTCTTCATCACATATTCAATTTCGTCTTGCTGCAATCCGGTTGATTGCTCTCTTATCCACGTAATAATAGAGTTAGCTACAAAAACGCGCTTGGCTCTATATAGGTTGCCCTCTTGCGTAAGAGCGCCTTCTTGCTTGAACCACTCAATTATTCTATCACTTGATTTATTTGCCGCCATTTTTATATTCTCTGTAAAACTTACTCACTAAATTCATGCCCTCATTCCACGTTTTAAAAGAGGGTTTTATGTATGGTGGGACTGTTTTGTGCATATTCTGCACGCAGGATGTTTTCCATACTTGAAAAAACTCGTCGTCCGCATCACGATTTTTTTCAATTTGCTCCAGAGGCAGCCCAGACTCCTCCATCACCTTATAGCGAAGTGCCTTTATGAAGGCAATATCCTCCGTCAAAGAGGATAACATCACTAAAAGGTTGATTTCGAGAGTTCGGAAAACTGCGGTGGCCTGCCCCAAAGCCAATAGCTTTGATAAAAGTCTATAAGAGACAGCACCACACAGGAACCAAATCAGTTCGTACATTTTTAACGCAGCTTTTTGGAAACGCGGGAGGCAAGTTTTCTTGCCAACTTTTCAGCTACATCATCTGCACGCTTTTCCCGCAAGAGGCGATTTGCAACGCGCTTGTAGACCTTCTCCATCAAAACGTCTTCGTCGATATAAGCGATCTCTTCGAGCGCCTCCAGGGCAGCTTCTTCGTCTTCTTCACCGACTTCCATTTCTTCGTCTTCAGGTCCAAGCTCGCCTTCCATGTCGCCCTCTTCGACTTCCATTTCACCGACCTCAACCTCTTCAGGCTCATCACCTTCTTCGACTTCAATGTCAACACCGTGCTCTTTAGCAACGCCAGCAATCGCCTCTAGGGCATCTTTTGCAAATGCTTCAACCGAACCTTCGGCTGCGTCTTCGGCGCTACCATCGTCTTCCGCTTCGAGTTCAACGCCTTCTGGTTCTTCGGGCATCTCTTCTTCTACTTCTACCTCTTCTCCCATTTCAAGCTCATCTTCGGGAGCCTCCGTCAGCGTTGTTTCATTTAAGAAATCGCTAGCGAAGGGCTGTGTACCGGCCAGTTTCATAAAGCGACGAACTGTATTTTCTTCTAATAGGTTCTTCTTGTTACTCATTGGAAATATCTCCTTGTTTATGATCATATGCCAGTACCTTCTGGCGTTTCCTCTAATAAATAGTTACAATACCTTTAAACGTCTGTTTTTTTGCAATTTTTGTATGGCTGCGTCTTGTATCTGTTTTACTCGAACAATGCTTAAATTTAAGCGCTTTGCAGTCTCCTCTAAAGTCATATTGCCGTACTTCTCCACGGACAGGAGGCAGCAATTTAAGTCATCCTTGTGGTCAACCCAAACTCGGCAATCTGTTTGTTCGCAGACTTTGCTCCGCTTTAAGCATTTTTTTAGACAATCTCTCATAGATTTGAATTCTCCTTTTCTATTATATCAAATATATTCTCAATTTCATCGGGCGACAGTCCAAATTGATCAACAACCTTTTTTTGTGCTCTTCTGGACTGGGATGTTTTGTTTTTTAGAGTCTTTGAAACTCTCTTCTTTTCTTTCAATTTATCTACAAATTTTATTATATTTTCATCACAACTCACGTATGCCAGAATCACCTCATTGAAAAAATCTCTTATTTTAAGATCATCCGCGTGAAGTCTTATCTTTAAGTCGGCGTGTGTTTTTGCCAGACTGTCAAAGCAGATTTGTTTTTTATTTGCTCCATAATCTGACATCTCTTTTACCTTTTTAGCATGATGTGAGTAGAGCTTTCAACTTGAGATGCTGGCGACTGTCGAATAAAACGGGCCTTAATCTGAAAATCCTTCAAGGTCCGTACACCAGAATAGCTAAATCCACTCCTAATACCACCCAAAATATTATCCAATATAGGAGCAACCTCTCCCTTGAAGGCCACTGTTGTGGAGACTCCTTCAGGCGTAGAAGACGCACCTCTCCAGTCAGTTTGCGCTTTAGACGAAGCCATACCTCTGTAAATTTTGTATTTTTTCCCTTCTTTCGACGTAAAAACATTTCCAGGCGTCTCCTTTGTTCCCGCCAGCATCGAACCGATCATTACAAAATCGGCGCCGGCAGCCAGGGCCTTCACAATGTCTCCGCTGGTTTTTATCCCGCCATCAGCAATGATTTTGGTGCTATGGCCGGTCTTGGCACATTCCATAATACTCTCTAGTGTTGGCACCCCGTGCCCTGTCACTAGCCTTGTAGAGCATATGCTGCCCCCTCCTATGCCAACCCTAACACTGTCAGCACCCCACTCAGCTAGAGCGTTGAAGCCATCCAGAGTTGCCACATTCCCAGCCATCACATGCACGCGGCTGCCGTAGCCATCCTTGAGGGTTTTTATGGCACGCTCCATGGCCGAATGATGACCATGGGCGGTATCAATGCAGAGAACCTTTACACCTAAATGCACGGCACGTTCTGCGCGATCTAAATAATCTCCAGTGGCCCCTATTGCTATAGCTGCCGGCGCAGCTTTGCACTCAGCTATCACTTGCTTAACAATATCTGCCTGTTCATTTATAGTATTGTAACGATGTACGACTCCAAGGCCACCAGCCTTGTGAAGTGCAACTGCCATGTCGGCTTCTGTGATGGTATCCATTGGGCTAGAAATAACAGGTAATGAAAAATCTAACCCTTCA